TGGAAAGGTGGTAACGGGAAAAGTGGTCTCTGGAAAGGTGGTAACTGGATAGGTGGCACCTGGCAAGGTGGAACCTGGAAAGGTGGTAACTGGAAAAGTGGTCTCTGGATAGGTGGCACCTGGAAAGGTGGCACCTGGAAAGGTGGAACCTGGAAAGGTGGTGTCTGGCAATCGGGACAAAGAGCGCCAGTATGTAGATGGAACGTTACTGTTGATGATGACGGTATCGTGTCGATAGGTTGCAAGACCGGCACAATCCAAGAGTGGGATGACTGGTTCGCTGGCTCAGAAGAGTATGAAACACCGCGAGGAACGGAAGAGTTCGACCTAATACAGGCTAATTATGAAGCTATAAAGGCGTTCCATTTGAGCCTAACAAAAGCAAAGGAGCAAACGAAATGAGAAGAGTATATGAATCAGATGATGGGCAGTATTTTAACGATGAAGCTGCTTGCCGAGAACATGAAGCAATCATAGCACGAAGGAGGAAGTGGCAAGCACACCTAGCTGGCGTTGCTCGTGAAGTGCTAAGCGATGATTGTATGGATCGCGATGGTGACACACGTTCTGATCTTACGCTATTCCTAGAAGATATGCTGCCGGCACTGGCTGCTGCGATTGGCGAGGTGAAATCATGATTGTTACATATGATGGAAGTATCGAGGTACACGGTGACCTCAGTAAGGGGACACATATGGGACTACTCGTACCCGTGCCCAAAGGCTACGAGCCATGTGTTGCCAAGCCTACACTATGGAATGACGCCATAGAAGCCAGTGCACTTCGACTATACGAACGTGGTAGATGGGTTACTGCTCCTCATGATTGCGAATTTGAGCGCTATGCGGTCTGCATCAATGTAGACACACTGAGGGATTGGTATCGTCAACAGATTGCAATTCGAGACCGCGAGCGTGCTATGCTCATAGATAAGCTCGAACAAGTAGGTGGTAAGCTATGAACAGTGCACTCGCATTAATGACACTACTAGCTAGTGCTCCGAGCTACCCGCTGGGTAGACCACGCAAGATACGCGATCTAAAGAAGCACCGTGCCAATCCTGCAAAGAAGAAAGCACGTAAACAATCACAGTCCTCACGGAGGAAGAACAGATGAATATGCTACAAATCATCATCATGTTACACATGATTGAAAGCGGTGGTCGCATGAATCCACCTGATGGTGACAAGGGGTTGGCAGTCGGGCCGCTACAGATACACCCAATCATGGTTGAAGAAGTGAACAGGATTGTTGGACGGGAGCGGTTCAGGCTGGAGGATAGACGCTCGTTCGTTGCCAGCTATTCTATGTGTGCTACGTTCCTGCGGTATCAGCGTAAGCGTTGGAGGAGTAAGTATGGGTATGATTGTACTACTGCAACGCTCATGGGATCCTGGAACAGTGGTTCCGTGTTCCACGATGCCACCCTCAGTTACCAACAGAAGATACATAAGCAACTAGGAGCACGCCATGCTGCGCGAAGCAATTGAACAATGTGAACTGGCGGAAGCCAACAAGCAAGCGGCGATCGCCCAGTTAGGGAAGACATTATTCTCTGAGGCTCTGAGTGCTGATTGTTCCATACGGTTTGATATCATTAGCAACAGACCCACATTCATCATTACTAACAGCGAAGAAGAACTGCATCTAACATATACAGAGATTATCGCATTAAAGGGCGCACTGGCACAGCTCTAAAATAACAATCACTCCTATGCAGGTGGTGCGGGGATTGCCGTTCCCCGTGCCACCATTTTTGAGGGACAATGATAGACACACTTAAACATTTACATGCACTATTGGAGCAACGTGACAATCCATATCGCGATGATTGGGTTGCTGAGTATATGCCTACTGTGTTTGAAGAGATGCTGGATTCTGGGTTCCGAGGGCCGACAGTTGAAGAGGCTACTCAGAGCTGGGAAAACGCTGTCATACAGATGGCAGCTGTGACATTACAGATCAGCTATCTTGCAATGCCTGATGACATATTCGCAGACGTTTTGGAACAGATGCTGCCGCCTGCAGTAAAGGTAGACCTAGTAATAAGGATGATACAGTAACAATCACAGGTTACTTGAGGCTAAGGGTCTTGATGCCCGTGACACAATCTATAGGTTGACACATGACGCTAACTGAACTCTATGAGGCATGGACAGAATGGAGCGACATGCCTGGGTGCCCTGCACATCCCGGCAATCCCGAGAACTGGGCGGACTATTATGTATTGGATGGTGATGGTAATAAGTCGTCATACGTAATGGTGTTCCTGCCTTACAGTCTGATGGCACTACCCCACTCTGGGTATTAGAAGTTAATGACTCACTTAAGTATTACACAATCAACAAATAAAATAGGCACCAGTAGCTAAGTTACCTGTGCCGAAGGACAACACATGAAACAAATGGAAAGACTGAGTTACACGATGTTCTCATCATGGGAACAAGACCCCACAGAATGGTATCTGAAATATATAGTCGGAGCTCCGCGTCTGCCGCAGACCGAACCCATGTCGATTGGATCAGCATTCGATGCCTACATTAAGAACTACCTGTTTGCACGGATATTTGGATCGGTCGCTCCGGAATATGAGCTCGAGGCTATATTCGAAGCCCAGGTTGAACCACACAATCGGGATTTCGGTTGGACAGCAGGTGCGTATGTATTTGACGAGTACGTACGCTCCGGACGTGCCGCTTACCTGTTATCATTAATGGAACAATCCGACTCCGCTCCTGTATTTGAGCGCAAGCTTACCTCGACTGTTGATGTACTTGGTACTGAGATCCCCATGACAGGGTATCCTGACCTACGGTTTGTTTCCTCACGTGGCATACCCGTGATTGTAGACTGGAAGGTGAATGGATTCTGTAGTAAAAGCAGCATCACGCCGGAACCAGGATATGTGCATTGCGTTGATGGCCCGTCCTGGGATGGTCGTGCCAGTAAAGTCACACACCCGAAGGCTGTTGTTCGTGTCCTTGATGGTATCACCTATTCAAACGGGCCGTTCAAGAGCTCTTGGAAGGATCAGTTGACTATGTATAACTGGATGCTGGGTGGTGCGCTCGGACGTAATGCCATCCTTATGATCGAGCAGGTAGCAGGTGGGAAACAGGTAGATGTTCGGTGCACATCTAGTGGGCCACGACCACCTCTCCGTTTCGCCAATCACGCTTGCCTCGTTGGTGCCTGTGCACAAGAGACCCTTGCCAAACGTATACTACATATGTGGTTATCGGTACAATCAGGGTATATCTTCCGCTCGCTATCGCGAGCGGATAACGATGCCAAAGTAGCACAGTTGGAGAAGGCGTACGGTAATGACCCTGATGGTGTGTTCAGCGCACTCACTCGAACGGTTAGAAACTACTAGCATGAAGACGTTCACCGGACAACAAGTGTCTACGTTGCTTGGTGCTCCGCTGCTCTAACTAAGGCGAGAATACGTTCCAAGGTCTGGATTGTATTCTCGCCTTTCATTTTGTTGGCACGACTACTAAGCCACATTACGTTACCTTTTACGTAACCTCGATCTGGTATTATCTTATCTATGGATGCGCTGTTCGGCGCTCCGCCCCTTCCTTGATTATGTTTCATTGGTATTCCTAGAACTGGGCACAATCCATCCTCAGGCCAAACCTCCATGAGGTCATCAAACTCTAGGTCGAATGGTATACCTTTTGATTGTGCCCTGGAGCGCAGTGCTAAATAGAGCCAGGCTTTGGGGTCATTTTTACGTGCCCAGCATTGTGATCTTGGTATACCATTCTCGAAGTAAGCGGTCTTGCGATTGTCTGGTTGGCTAAGCATATTTGCTCCTATGGTGACGTTTGCTAGACAACAAATCTCTACGTTATCTAACTAGGTTAGCAGGTCTCGACTTTGGAAACCTCTTTATATACGTTAATTGCAACTACGTTCCCTGTTGCTTTATCTAACTATAATAACGGCTAAATTAAAGTATTTCCACAGAAGTCTGGTTCCTTGTGTCACTTACAGCTTTTTTCGACTTTTGAAAGTTGTTTGCTAGGTTGTGTGAAAATTGTGAGTTGTAACTTATTGAGATTCAATAGGTTACAACTATTTTTTTACAAGCTGACAAGTGAGGTGGTCGTCAAAAACCCTACTTTATATATTTATTTTATTTTATTTTATTTTCTATAGTTCTAATATTAAATAAATAGTAATAGTAAATAGTAAGTAATGATATATCAGTGACTTATAGCACACTACTCAGCTACAGGATTACTGGAAGTAGTAACTCACTGATTTACAATTAGTTACAACGAGGGCTTTGACCAGCTTGGTCGATCTTTGTTGTCCAGCAATCGTCACCATCGCCCTTTATATTCCTGCGCAGATGGGGGTCTTGTAACAATCACGATCGTAGTTGTAGCGGCACTGTCCGCGAGGGTGGGATTACCTTCATCAAAAGTCCATTATACTGGTTTACAACTTTGCTAAAACGGCACGTTGGAACCTAGCTGATTGGGAGCGGGAACAGGAGCGGGGAACCTAGCAGATTGGGAGCGTGATGGGGAACCTAGCAGGAACAGGAGCGGGGAACCTAGCAGATTGGGAGCGGGAACAGGAGCAGGAACAGGAGCAGATTGGGAGCGTGATTGGGAGCGTGATTGGGAGCAGGAACGGGAGCGTGAGAGAGCTGTCCGTGCCACGTGTATAAGAGGGTAAAAAACAAACCCGGCCTTGCGACCGAGTCTGTATAGGAGGTGGTGAATGGTGGGCACCTGACCGATTGTTATATTATGTTAAGTGCGACAGCCAGCGATTGTCTGGCGTTTTGACCGCACTGCCCACATTTACAGTTGCGAGCATCTGGCTCCACGCAGCTACCTTCTGCACCGCAGTTGCGGCAGAAGGATTGTTGAATGGAATCATTGGCTTCAGCAAACATCTCATCATCATCCTCATAGGACTCAGTGACGCGCTGATTGTACTCCTTTAACGATATGCCGTAGATACGGCGAACCTTGATTGTGGGTTCATCGTCGAATGCATAGTCCTCAGCGACATTGACAAGGTAGTCAGAGAGGGAAGAAAAGCCCTCGTACTGACCATCGAAAGCCTTGTCACGGCACTCGATGTCTTCAAGATATGACTCAAGAACATCACAATCAATCGCCGCAGGGAACTCAAGGCTTAGTTGATATTCCCCATGATCGAAGCAGATTGTGGCAATAATAATCACGGAATATGTAGATTTCATAGTTACCTCCTATGAACCGGCCAGGTGCCCCATGGGAGACCTGGCACCTCAGCTTGAGCCGAGCCTAGCCTAAAGGCTAGCTTTCAGTACGCGATGGTACCTGTCGGTGTAGAAAGCCTTAGGGGCGAGCTGCTCCCTCGCGCTGATTGTGAATGAGCGACTGCCGAGCCGAGCCTCAAGGCTAGCTTTCAGTACTCTTAAGGTACCCTTAGGGTAGAAAGCCTTAGGGACACGCCGCTCCCAATCACTACAATCCACTGGTGCCAGGTGCCCCATAGGAGACCTGGCGCAGTGTGCTATCTCTTGAAGATTTGGATTGTGAAATTACGATGCCCGTAGAGATAGGCATAGTAATCGGTCAGCTCTGCTGTGGCAGAGGCCACATCAGCAGCTTTACAGGTGAACAACTCATCTACCTCACCATCACTGATGGTCACAATCAGCCTTTCACACTCGACGCCAGGCTTGTAACGTGACAGGTAGCTGAGTTCCAGCTTTGAACATTCACTAATTACGGTAAGCATACAATCTTCTGCAGCTTATCATATCGGATTGTAATATTGGTAAGACCATCACGCTTTGAACAGTACTTCCCATCATAAGGGGAACTGATGTCAGCAATCCGGAAGTCCTTACCAGCTTCCCAGTCAGCCTTTGCAGCTGCTGCCGATTTGTAATCGCGCCCGTAGGCAGGAACTATAGTCATAAACACCTCCTATATGCGCCAGGTGTCCCATAGGAGACCTGGCACCGAGGCGGCTTAGTTATAGGGTGAAAGTGAGCGGGGTGATTGTTACTTTGTAATCACTGGATTGGGCATTGATTGAACGCTCGACTGAGCGACGATGCTGCGGATACTCAGAATCAAGAGTACCCATCAGCTTGCCAACAATGACTTCAGTGATTGGCTTTGTAGTGCTGGTAATCCGCACGGTTGTATTAGCCGTGCTGATTGTGCAGGCATACTGGACAGAATAAGTAATACCACTAGGGAGCTTGGATTGTGCCATATAGATCTCCTTCGCGCCTTCGGTGCCAGGTGTCCCATAGGAGACCTGGCACCGAGGCGACTTAGTTAGATTTTTTCATATCCCAGCTCGAGGAGAGCCTTCATGCGGATGTGACCTTTGATCACAGTATTATCCTTAATAACAATTGGATCTTTACCATCAAGACCATTCATGCCTTGCCATCCATACTGCAGTATTGATTTACGAACTGCTGCAGTGTCAAATTCAGCACGTGGACTTTCAGCAAATTTCAGCTTTGTTAGATCAATCATAAATTGCTCCTTTGCGCCTTCGGTGCCAGGTGTCCCACAGTGGATTGGTATAGCCCATTTAATTATTCAGATAATGCTTCTGCTTTCGCAGTCGCCCATTCAGCAAAACGCTTTGCAAGCGCCTTGAACTCAGCAGGCTCCTCTTGCTCGAGCCACTCGAGCATTTGGAGCTTCTCATCCAGAATACGAACCTGCGCCTCATTATGCTCAGGCTCATTGCAGGCAAATCCGAGGATCTGCTTAGCAATACCAGACTCCATGCCATCCCGCAGTTTGGAGACCTCCTTGCGGGATCGTGCTTTACGTGTCGTGCCAGTCTTCGCAGTATTCTGCTCTTCCAGCATCTCACGGAAGCGGGCATTGAAGAGCGGATGCTCTTCGGCCATATCATTCTCGACGTCCTTCAGATAGCCATCCTTCTTGCTATACAGGGGCTTGTACTTATCGCCCTTCAGCTTGGGGAGTTCCTCTTCCGTATAACCATCCGGAACCACACCAGTACAAGTGTACTGGAAAGCAGCCTCAGCAATCTTCGGCAGCTTGGCAATACTCTGGAAACGCTGGATAATACTAGTATGCTGCTTTACACAAAGCTCTTCATACTCCATTTCAGCACGGATGCTGTCACGGTTCGGGGAATCGCCAGCGTCCTCAACGATCTTCAAAAGCTCGTTGAGCTTGGCGATGGTATCAGCGTCACGGGAAGGCTTAGCCACATTGAGAACAGTAGCCATTTTCTTGACTACATCCTCACGCTTCAAGCCAGCCTTAGTTAGCAGACGGCAAAGCATGTACAATTCCCAATCTGTGGAAAGTGTACGGCTTTCACCGTGATCTGCCAGTGCCAGGGCGAAGTCCACCGGAGAAGTGTCCTTTGACATAACCTCACAGGGCAAGCCCTGCTTGAATTTGGCATTGAACGCCTCGGGGGAGCCAGTCTGGATACGCTTTGCAGCGGCCAGACGGCGGTGACCTTTGGCAACACGGAAGTTACCATCGCCGATCGGCATGACCAGCAATGGTACCTGGATACCGTTTTCGCGAAGGGACGGGACGAGAGAATACTCGTCGAGAATTTCACGGGGATTATCTTCACAGGGGATCAGTTTTTCAATACTAATGTTAGTAATCTTAGCCATAATGTATACTCCTATACAGTTTGGCTACACCAATCCACAATGGGACACCCGACGACACAGGGAAGCTATCACTCCGAGGGACTGGTCTCGTTAATAATTATTAATTTTGTCCGATAGTGACTTACAATCGGGGATATAACTCTCAATTGTCTTTGTGATAATTGCCTTCTTATCCGCATCGGATATAGCAGGTAGATCATCTCTGAAGGTCTCCCTAGCCACTCGAAATAGATTATGTAATACTACCTCGGTTACATAGGTGGAAGACTCCCAGACCTCACGAGTCTCTTTTGCAGCGTGCAAATTTTTGATAAGATTGAACATAAGCTAATCCTCCTATAGAACAACCCCTCGGAGCGATAGTTTCCCTGTGTCTAAGTATTCCCTATTTTGCCCTATATTGACACCTAAAAATTGTATTTAGCTATCAAGTTCTGGTTGTAAGTAGAGTAATGTTCGGACTTGTCTCTTAGATAAGTCTTTTGCAAGATTCTGGATATTTTTGTGTCGTCTATGGTTCAAGACAATATCCTCCTGTAAATTATTCATCTTACTTGAATTAGTAGTGTAATAATTTACGGCACGAAAATTCTTATTTTCACGTCTCAATTTACGTTTTGCATTCCGTTCTGCTAACTGTTTTTTATTCATATTACCACCTCATTAAGTTTTAGGTGTCAATATAAAGCAAAATAAAGAATACTTTTTATTTCCTAATCTGTGGCAAAAGCTCACGTTCCTATTTGTTATAGGCTATTCGTTCCAGTATAATTCCCTTTCATTGCTTGTCATTCGATAAGCTAAAATATAGCTCTCAAATAGTGGCAGTACTATATAGGCTACTGGCATTTATTTTTTTCGGATATAGTAGGTATCAATTTGACCGTTCACTATTCCCTTTCGTCTAAGCGGCTAGAATTGGTGTCTAACTGGCTCTTACTTTCCAGCCTGTCTAATGGTTCTCGGTTGATAAGGTATCAACCTATCCAATGCTTCAGGATCGATCGGCGTGACTTGGACACGCTCTATAGCTACATACGCTAGAAAGGACTTCAATTTCAAAGATCACTTGTCAACCGATACTCGGCGGACGAAAGGTATATAGCTAGTCCCGTGCCAAACTTTGTCGTATGAGTCACAACTCATTGAGTATCAATATGTTATGACTCTGCCAATTTCGGGATGGTAAAAATAGTCGGAAATAAGATTACATAATTGTAACTTTACTCTATTAAATCTATATAAATTCTTGAGTTGTAAATGACTGAATATCAATAAGTTACAACTCATGATAAAACTACTTTTGTATAATACACTATGTTACAGATATGTAACTTTTGTAAATTACTGTTACTCAATGAGTTGCAACTCATAAAAATAGTTTTTTTGTATAATAAAGAAAAAAGTTACAAAAGTGTAACAAGTTAATAGTACTGCTATAAAGACTATATAAGTATACTATAAATTCTATATAAAGTCTATTACGGGGAAACTGTAATAAGGTACCTCTCGCTGCAAACGTCGACCCCATCCGTACCTAGACTCGGAAACGTAGGTCGATGCCATATAGGGCAATCTAACGCGTATTAGAATTAAAAGTTAGTATGGACTAACAGTTTTAATTGGCATAAAAACTGCTATGAGTGCAAATAATATATCTATAAGTATATAAGGTTATAAGGTATAAGCTTATATGTATATGTATATAATCTATACAGTTATATGTATAGATTGTATACTAGCTAATAGATACTAGCTAATAGATACTAGCTAATAGATACTAGCTAATAGATACTAGCTACTGGGATGGGATGGTTAAATTGTACATCTAAGGTACAGACTATACATATATTGTACAGTGTGGCACCGAGGGACGAATAAGCCTGTATTATAGATTGTAGCACCGAGGGACGAATAAGGCTATGCATATGCATATGCATATGCATATGCATATGCGTATAGGCATAGGCATATGGTGGGTGGGTTACAATCATATATAGGCATCCTGGTGACGTTTGCTGGACAACAAAGATTCCGTGGAAAAAATCTAATTTTGCCGTTATATATTATAGGCAAGCGGGACACTTCGGATTGTGTTGACCTTTGTTGCCTAGAAAACACCATCAGGGGTAATTATGGATTTTGAATATAAAAGAGTAGACGAGGACGATCCTCGCAGGTGCCAGGGCATCACGGCACGTGGTCAATGTGAGTTCGCTGCTGCTGAAAATGCAACCTATTGCGGATTGCATGGTGCTAACAAACAGCAGGAAGCAAAGGAAAAAGAAGAAGTACGCAATCTGATGCTCAGTCGATATAAGCAACAGATCAAGCGTCTCGGTAGCAGCGAGCACATTATGTCACTACGTGACGAGATAGGTGTGCTACGTATGATGCTGGAACAGATACTTAACAGTTGTCGCGGTGACGCCGACCTACTCCTGTTCAGTCCTCAACTATCCGACCTGGTCATGAAGGTCAGTAAGATAGTAACGGATTGTCATAAGATCGAGGAACGTACAGGTCAGCTCCTAAGCAGGGAGGCACTGGGTGCCTTCGCTCTAACTGTTATACAACTAGTGAATGACAATGTTCAAGACAAAGAAGCAATCAAGACAATAGGTGAAGGTATCATGGCGGCGATACCCACTACCAATGAGTAAGCTGGTTGCCGATCTGCGAGCACAGATCGGTGAAGGATTACTGCGGTCGGCGATAACACTTACATCCGATTGGGCTATGAAATACCGTGTCATGGGTAAGCCCTTTGAAGGCCCATGGTCATTCGATCACCATCCCTGGACGAAAGAAATACATGATTGTACTAACGAACACATCTGTGGTCAAAAAGCGGCTCAGATGGGTTATTCCGAAGCCGCCATTAATCGTGCATTCAAATGTATTGACATCGACCGCGAATCAGTTTTATATGTCCTGCCAACAGAACGGCCGGATGCGGTAGACTTCTCCTCAAGTCGCTTCGACCCAGCGCTCGAAATGTCCCCTCACTTGAGGGGACTATTTTCAAACACCAAGAACCTGGGCCTCAAGCGTGCGGGGAATGCCTGCTTGTATATCAGGTCGGCACGTAGCCGATCACAGCTCAAGTCCATACCAGCTGGTCATTTGACTTTTGACGAAATGGACGAAATGGAGAAGTCAGCAATCAGTCTGGCACGCGAAAGGTCGAGTGGCCAAGAGAATAAAAGCGAATTTGATATCTCTACACCTACTGCACCTGACTTCGGCATTAATGACATATTCAAACAATCTGACCAACGTGCCTTTATTTTCAAGTGCCCGTGCTGTAGTAGGCTAACACAGTTGATATTCCCGGATTGTATGGTCATTACTGCTGAGCGCTCACATGAGCACTCAATACGTGATAGCTATTATATATGTAAAGAGTGCGGTGGCAAGCTACCACATGAACTGAAATACCAATGGCTCGGACCAGACAATGCTTACTGGGAAGCTATGAACAAAGGTAGCATGATAGCTGGCTTCCATATCAATCAAATGTATTCATTCGTGATTGCTCCTTGGGAGTTCGCCAAGAATGCACTAGATGCTCAGGTCAGTGATGTAGATGAACAGGAATTCTATAACAGTAAGCTCGGACAGCCGCATGTTGTCGCAGGGTCATCTATCACTGACGAAGACCTGAAAGAATGCGAAGGCGGCTATGAAATGGCACGGTCGGTGCATTCTGACAATCGACTGGTCACCATGGGCGTTGACGTAGGTAAGAAGCTCCACGTCGAAATTACTGAGTACCTCAGTGATCCAGACTATAAGAGCACAGACGTGAACCTGCAAGCACAGGCACGAGTTATCTGGGCTGGTACACGTGATGAGTTCGAGGAGCTAGATCAACTTATGCTTCAGTATAAAGTATGCTGTTGCGTGATTGACCTTCAGCCTGAGCAACGGAAAGCGAAAGAGTTCTGCCGCAGATGGACTGGCATGGCTTATACCTGTACATACGGGAACGCTGTTTCAGGTCGTGACATCATTGAGCACCAGGACTTCGAGGATATGAGAGTAACTGTTGATAGGACAAGCTGGCTTGACCTATCATTAGGTAGATTCAAGCGTCAAGCAATCAAGCTTCCGATTGATACCAGCCTTGAGTACAAAGAGCAGATACAGGCTCCGAAGCGTATATACAAAAAGAATAGCTTAGGTGAGGCGGTTGGTCGCTATGTAGAAAGTAAAGATGACCATTTTGCTCATGCTCGTAATTATAACGAGATTGCATTTAGAGTAGCGACGACATTCGGCGGCAATACAGATATAAGAGGAGGCATGTAATGCCTGACGAAAAAACAAGTATATTAATAATCACTCATCCACTGTATAATAGTGCTGAGTACAAGAAATTCAGACTAACCTTTAGGGGTGGGGAGGATTTTCGTACTGAGTATCTACGTAAATTCTCCAAGCGTGAGGATGATACTGATTTCCAAGAGCGTCGTGATATAACATATGTCCCTGCTTTTGCTAAGGCAGCAATCATAGATATCAAGAACTCGATCTTCAACCGTATGACAGATGTTCGTCGTCTAGATGGTGATGCAACCTATAAGGATGCAGTTACTGGCCAAGGACGCGGCGTAGATAATACTGGTAGTAGCATGAATGCCTTCATTGGTAGCTCAGTACTCCCGGAACTTCTACCGATTGGTAAAGTAGCGATAGCTGTAGATAAGTCACCGGAAACGTCGACTACGTTAGCTGATGATAAACTGAATGCTCCGTACCTTTATACTTATAAAGCCGAGCAGATCAGATCATGGTCAGTTAATGTAAATGGCGAACTCGAATCCATTTTGCTTGAAGCAAGTATAGAGGTCACGGATGACACTTACGGTCTAGTGAGTAGTTCTGAAGTCGAGTATAGATTGTTCCGCCTCGGTGATGGGTATGTCACTTATGATGTATTCAACTCACTTGGTAATGCAAAAGGTGAATCACGCAGGCTTGATCTGCCGATGATCCCGATTGTAATAGTGGAACTTACACACAGTCTGCTGATAGATGTAGCCGACTATCAGATCTCGCATATGAATCTTGCTTCGTCTGATATGAATTATGCTCTGAAGGGTAACTTCCCATTCTATACTGAACAGTATGATCCTCTAGTTGAGACGCGTATGCGCACAGTTGGACAGGAAGCTGACGGTACTGAAACGGATGCTAAGACCAGTAAAGGCAAAGAAATAACTGTAGGCACACTCCACGGTAGACAGTACAGTAAGGGTGTAGATCGTCCCGAATTCATTGCCCCACCATCAGAACCGCTTGAAGCCAGTATGAAGAAGCAGGACGTGCTCAAAAGAGAAATACGTCAGCTTGTCAATCTGGCCGTAGCTAATATGGATCCTGGCCGTGAGTCTGCCGAGAGTAAGAAGATTGATAGTGCTGGCTTGGATGCCGGATTGTCATACATTGGCTTGGAGCTCGAGAGAGCTGAGGGCAAGATCGCGGATATTTGGGCAGCCTATATGGGAGCCAAACCCGCAACAGTTAAATATCCTGAAGATTACAGTTTACAATCTACAGGTGAGCGTCTGTCACGGGCGGAGAGGATAAATGAACTTATCCCAACGTCACCTTCACAGACCTATCAAAAAGAACTAACCAAACTTATGACTGACGTAATGCTTGGTAATCGCGTCTCAATGGCTACACTGGAGGCAATACACAAAGAGATCGAAGATGCTCAGATTGTATATGTCGATCCTGATGTACTACATAAAGACGTTGAAATGGCTGTAGCCTCAGCAGATACAGTATCGCTTATTCGCGGTTACAAACCTGGCGAAGCTGAAAAAGCCATGGAAGACAAAGCACGTCGTGCAGCGCTTATTGTTGCACAACAAACAAAAGCTGGCAGTGGTGGTCTAGAAAATGCGGCGGCACGTGGAGTGCCTGAGCTTGACCCTGACGAGAAATCCGCAGATAAGGAGAAGAAACAATCTCAGAATAGAGATAATAACATTGACCTTAATAATGGTAAGCGAGGTGAAGCATGAGTGCGTATATAACAGAAAGTGACGCTGATGCTTATTTTGCAACTCAAAAACTCTTTGCTGATGCTTGGGACGACGCAACGTCGGCCAAAAAAGTAATAGCACTCCAGATGGCAACAAGCCTCATGGAGCAGTTAGCTTACTCCGGTGAGGTAACTACAGAGGGCCAAGAATTGCAGTTCCCTCGCGGTGGTGACACTGACATTCCACTAGACATCCAATACGCTTGCGCTGAGAACGCATATTCGCTTTTGGATGGTGTGGATGTCGAGTACGAATATGACAACCTACGGAGAGTATCACAAGGTTTCGCGAATGTTAGAAGCAGTCACGATACCGCTATGCTCCCCGAGCACAAACTCGCTGGTATACCAAGCTATATTGCATGGCGCCTGATGGTGCCGTATCTGCGAGATAAAAGTGCGATAACACTTATGAGGATTTCATAATGTTTAACAAGTATTACAAGATTCAAACCCCTATTTTTGACGGCGACGGTGACGGAGATGGTGGAGCCGATGATAAAGGCGGAGCCGGTGGCGACGGTGGCGATGGTGGAAGCACCTCGTTCACACAGGAACAAGTCAATTCGATGATTGCAAAAGAGCGCAAGGCAATCGAAGACCGGTACAAATCAGAAAATGAGGAACGTCTCAAAGAGTTGAAGCTGGCACAATCCAAAGCCAATCTCAATAAATCGCAACGCGAAGAGATGGAGAAGAAGATTAAAGAGCTCGAGACAAAAGTCTATTCGGCAGAAGAACTGGCCGAACGTGAGCGCAACAAGCTTCTTGACGAAGCTACTCGGGCCAAAGAAGAACTTACTGCCGAACGTGACTCCTGGCGTACCCGGCATAACGAGGCGCAAATCGGGAGAGATATAACAGACGCTGCAGTTGCGGCGGACGCAATCAGTCCTAGACAGATTGAGGCTATCTTGCGTCCAACTACCAAAGTGGTCGAAGAAAAAGACGCTGCGGGCAATCCTACCTTTTCTACACGTGTCATCTTGAACGTGAAAGATAGTGAGGGGAAGGATACTCAGTTGGTGATGGCACCCCAAAAGGCTGTCGAACACCTGAAAGACAATCCCGAATATTTTAACCTGTTCAAAGGAACAGCGAAGAATGGTTTGGGAGAAGGTAATGCCGGAGGTGGCTCCGGCAACAAAGACTACTCAAAAATGTCGGTAGAAGAATACCGCAAATCTACAAGAGGTAAGTAATGAAAAAGCATTACAAAGTATTCACCGCAACGTTTGCTAACGATAACGATGCGCTCATTCCCGAACGTTGGGCTATGGAGTCACTTCTCGTCTTGCACGAGAATACTGTTCACCTGCCTTTGGTCTACACAGACTACAGCAACGAAGTTGCTGAGCATGGTGACGTTATCCATACTCACCGTCCGGCTAAATTTGAAATGGAGCGTAAGGTCGACGGCGACGATATCACAATCCAGGATGCTTCATCCGCGAAGGTCGATATCCGTCTTGACTTCCACTCTCACACATCGTTCATGATCTATGATGGTGAACGCTCCAAGGCCTTCAAAGACTTGGTCGAACTGTATATCACTCCTGCCATGCTGTCTGCCGCTCAAGAAATTGACGAAGTGATTGCTGGGCAGAAGTACCAGTTCATCTCCAACATGGTTGGTAAAATCGGTACGGCTATCACGAAGTCTACCCTCGTTCAGATCAATAAGGTCATGAACACCAATCAGGTACCATTGACTGATCGTTATTTCGCAATGACTCCTGAAATGGAAGCTAACC